TGAAGTTTATTTTAAAGTGGGAACAAGTCAGATGTATAAATTAAAGAATTTATTGGATTTTTCTGAGGCATTTCGTCAGGAAAGTCGAGTTTGTTATGGGAAAAAACTTGAGTTTATACATAGAAGAAGTGCGTTTGATGCGAAGGATTTGAAACTTTTGAATTTGGTATTAAAATATGCAGATTTGTTGAAATATGCGCAGGAGACTTGTGGCTCTTTTGATGGAACTCAAAGTGATATGGGTAAACTTAATTTATCCGGGAAGTTTTTAGATGAGTTTTTTGAGTTGTTTGTTGGTAAAATGGTGGAGTTTTCGGGAGAAAAGGAGCAGGTTGTTTTTGCGGATTTGCCGAAGCAAAATTTGTTTCGATTGCAACTAACGCATCTTTGTAATATTTTCCTAAACAATACATTTGTCTCGAATAAATATCACTATCCATCTGATTTGTTAAAATAGCCACTTGATTTCCTGTTTTAGCATCTAAAACTTGTCCTACAAAATTATCAGAACCATCACCAGCAGTATCTCCGCCAATTACATACTTTTTTATATTTGGTGTTTCATAAATAAGAATATATCCATTAGGATCATTTACCCATTTAATATCTTTAACGATTCCTTGCTTTATAAAATCTTCATTATAAATAAAATATCCTGTTTTTATAGGTTTCTTATTTTTTATTTCATTTAAACGTTGAATCAATAATTCTGTATCAAAAATACACTGTCCACTACTTATAAATGCTTCTTCTGGTGTACATGGATATTCTTGTTTTATTGTTTCTTTATCAATGTAATTTTCATACTTTTTAAAGTACCAATAAAGTTGATTTAATCTTAATTTTATCTCATCTTTTAACCATTTTAATCTGACATATATCCATTCTGTTTTATGATTTATATCATACAAGAATTGTTCTTTTATTTGTTCTGTTTCAAAATTAAGTGAATATTCTTGAGTTCTCCACCATTCATAAAAACAATTTATATGAGTACCACTATCCCACATAGTTTTATAATCATTAAATCCATTTGCTGTAGATTCATATATTTTGATACTATTTTTTGTTAATGCTTCACCTAAAGAAGCTTGAGTAATAGCAATTCCATAAATCCAAAAGGCACATTCTGATGCATGTAAGAAGTTTATAGTTCTAGATCTTCCCATTTCTCTTGTGGCAGAATCTATAGCCCAAGTACTATTTATTTTTTCAAATCTTAATTGTCTTTTGTTATTATATTTTTCTGTTGGTTTTAAACAACCAGGTAAACTTGAATACATATATTTAGCTTTGTTTTCAAAAATACTTTCAGCATTTGAAGAACTATCAGCAATTGTATAACCTTCAAAGTTTTTATTTAAAATAGTACAAGATAATTGATATGCCGTAATAGCTGTAGTAAAACCTTGCTGTCTTCCTTTTAAAATTAAAAATGAAATGGATGTAATAAGTCCATCTTCATAATCTTTTTTAGCTTTATTTACTTTCTCAAAGAAGTCTTTTTGAACATCATTTAAAAAAAATGGAACAGTATTTTTATCTTTATCAACAATAATAAATACAAGTTCTATTAATTTTTCAGGATAATCTTTTAATTCTTTTAATAGTCTAGGATTATTTACAATTTCCTGAGCTACTGTAACCCTGAAAATATTATCTCTATTTAAATCATGATCTTCATTCCATTTTTCTTTTCTTCTTTGGATTAAATAATCAGCACTATAAAACATCTTCTAATTTGAAAGGTTTACCATCAGTATTTCCTAAATCAAGTTCTTGCTTATCCTTCCATTTTCCTGGTCTTTTATTTTTTAACCACCATTGGGCTGCGGATTGGTCAGATAACTTAGTCTTATGAATTTTGACAACAACAGGTTCAGTAACTTCTGTTAGCTTTTTTCCATTGTCATCATAATGAACTACTTTTCTTTGAAGTATTTGTTCTTCTTCATAATCAAATCCCATCGCATTAGCTAATACTTTATTTTCTATTTCTGCATCTATTAAGTCTCCATCTTTAAATAGTGCATTCTTTAATTCTTCGTGCTGATTTTGAAAATTATATAGTGTAGATCTTTTTATTGATAATTTATCGGCTATTTCTTGATTACTCATGCCATCGCGTTTCCACATTTTTATAAGTTCAATATAAGGCAGTACTTTTATTTCATAATAACCTTTTCTACCCATTGTTATTGTCTTTCCATTTTTTATATCTTGCAATGACATAAACAGAATAAATAGATAACACTATAATACTTCCTTCTATCGGCATATAATCACTCTTCTCTCAAAGAAAAAAGAACTATTCGATAGTTCTTTGTCTAATTCTTCACATTACCATTTTATCAGTTAAAAACTGTTCACATCTGTTCAATTATACATCACGTTTCTTTTTATATTTTGAATAAATTCTTCTACATGTACTTTCAGATGCATGAACTTGTTTTGCTATCCACCACCATGTAGATTCGTACTTTGCACGAGGGATATAATCATCTTTGTAATAAATGACTTGCTGTTCAAGTTCATTATACTTCTTTAAAATTTTTAATTCTGTTTCTAGCCAATTCTCTAGATTAGATTTTTGTGCATAAGCTAAATCTAATTCTTCATTAAGCTTTCTTTCTTCTTGTGTTATGACATACTTTAAAAATTTCTCACTACGAGTGTTTCCACCACTAACATTCTGTTTTGTTGTATCTACCGATTGAGGTTGAGTTTTTTGAAATAGTATTTCTTTTTCACTTAAGAGACGTTCTATTTCATTTTCTAATTTTTCTATTTTTTTTCTAGCTTCTCTTAAAGTCATATTACACCTTTTTGTATTCTTTCTCTTGCTTTTTTTAATAAAATCTCATTTACATCAATTTGTGGCAATCGATTCCAATAACATGTTTTATAAAGATACACCCATTCATTATCTACTTTTTTATAGATATTATAAACACTATAATGCTTATAAACTTTATATAGTTCTTTTTTCTTTTCTACTTTCACATCTAGCATCTTTCACCTCTACACCCATTTTTCTTAGTTCAGTCCAAATTTGATATTTTCTCAATGGTCTAGCTGTTTCATATTCTTTTTTTAATAATTTTTCTTTTAAAATTTTAGGGTTCGCTTCTAGTTCAAATTGTTCCATTATTTTTAATATTTCTTGAATCATTTTAATTCCTTTTTAATTTATTTACTTCATCTATTAATTCATCAATTTTTCTATGTAATATACTTTCCACTTCATTTTCACAATATTTCAAATGACCAATTTTTTCTATATCTTTATCTTTTTTTAAAGAAAATCTATTCCCATTTTTATCAAAAATATTTCCATTTTCATCTTTTGCTATCGTAAATGAATATTGTAATTTTATAGGTTCTTCTATTATTTCAATTTCATGATTCAATTTATAAACCCCGCTTTCTAAATAATCATAAAACTTTTCACCTCGCGAACTTATTTTGCCATTTTCAAATTCCCAATTTATACTGTCATCTTTAGTAGCATCTTTTTCGTGCTTGACGAAAAATTTAAAATATCCATTTTCATTATTTTCTCTTTTTTTCAATAAATCTATTATCTTCATTTAATACCTTCTTTCTTTAACTCCTTCTCTAGGATCTTTAATGTTTCTCTATCTCCTTTAACTTCCTTTCCATCTCTTATATTTATTAAAGTTTGGAGATATACTTTAAATGTTAATAATATATCTTTCATTGGTTAGTACCTTTTAGTATTTCTATTGTTTCCTTAGCACATTGACTATTACATAATTTTAATATTTCTATTGCTTTATCTATTCTTTGTTGTAAATCTTCTATTTTTTTTCTAAAATTTTGTTCCATATCATTGATACTTCTATTTACTGCTAGCATATTTTGTATTTCTTCTTTATTCATTCTTATCACTTCCTTTTAGTTCTTGAAGTTTATTTAATGTTTTATCAATAACATCTATATAATAAAATTCTCTTGTTGCATCTTGAGTAATTGGACTAGAATAAATTTCAGAACATTCATTTCTTATTTCTTTTAACCATTTTTCTAATTCATCTATGATATTTTCAGTAATATTTTTACTTTCTTCTAAAACTGTATTTTTAAGTATTTGTTTACTTAATTCATCTTTTAATGGTGTTTCTATATCATAATCAGTCATTATTTTATTACACACTATATTTTGTAAATTTTCTTTTTGTTCTTTTAATAGTTGGTTTTCTTGTTGTAAAACAACATAATCATTATGTGCTTGTGTATATTGATTAATCCATTGTTTTCTATCTTTTTGCAGAAATTCTATTATTAATAATAAATCTACTTTTTGTATTTCTTTTAATTCAAAATAATTTTTAAATGCTAATTCTTCTATATTCACTTAACATCACTCCCTTTACCAATTCCAAGTAATGCCCATACTATTCAATATAAGCATTACGATTATCATTCCTATAAATGGAGCAAATACTGGAATACATACAGCTAATGCGTATTTTAAACCTTCACTCCAACTAATTTCTTCTTTATTCATAATTCCTCCCTAAACCTCTTTATCATGTATATTTCCTATTACTTCTAAATCACTAATTTCATATAAATCTTCACATACATTATCTAATGTTCCTATAAATTTTCCATTTTCAAAAGAAATTATCCAATCTTCAATTTCATTTCCATAATCTCTTACTATATCTCCCTCGAATATCTTTACATCATTCTTATCTTTTAAGCCTGTATATTGTCCTATTGTTTCTGGAATTACTTCAAGTGCATAAACATATAATTTACAATAATCATCTTCTCTAACGTTTACTGATAAGTCTATATAATATTTATCTGATACATTTTCGTAGATTAAATTTCCATATACCCACTCGTTATTATCTACTCTTTTACCTCTAAATAATATTTCTCTCATATTTAAACCTCTTTATCCCAACCAAGCTCTTCTATTTGTTTATTTATTGCTTTTAACATATCTACTGTTATCCCACCAGATAAATTATCTTTTCCAAACCATACATTAAATGCTTTATTTTCTATATTAAAACTAACATTAGAGCTATAATCATAATCAATTATATAGTTTATGCGAATTACTTCTTGGTGTAATCTAACAAAGCTACATCCATACCCTAATTCTTCAAACATTTCTTTAGCTGTTTTCATTCTTTACCTCCTAATTTTCTTAATTATCTTTAAACATATCCAATAAATAATTTGTATTGGTAGAGTTGTAATATCTAAAATAATTGTAAAAGGTGTTAATAATACATTTCTTATTAATAACCAAGCTATTTCACTTTCGCTATAAGAATAATTGCTATTCCAAATACCCCATTTGCTATTTACCTTAAATGTAAACACCTGCCATAAACTTCTAGTAATCATTCTTTCCCTCAAATCCAAACAATTCTCTTAATTTATTTTTATCGTATTTATACCATTTGTGTTTACATTTTTCTTTTTCAGTTGACCATTCTAATCTTCCACATTTAGAACAACAATAAACATATGCGCCTGCAAATATCATTACTGGGCTTTTTCCTTTACCACAATAAATCATATCTGTATTGCAACACATTGATAATTTAGTCATTCTTTCCCTCCAATCACTAAACACATTAATAATATTCCTAATATTGTTCCTAAAAATAATCCTATTCCAAGTCCTAACCAAAACATTTAATCACCTACTCTTTTGGCATTTCGTAAACTTTGCCATAATATTTAACTTTTTCTATTTTATCTGGAAAAAACATTGTTAGTTCTTGTTTTTTTATTTGTTCTTGTATTTCTTCTAATACTTCTAATGCTCTTTCTTTTGTTTTGTAATTAGCCAAATTTACTTTTATACTACCATCAGTTCCATAGCCTAAAATTGTTCCTTCTTCATCTATGGCAAGTGATAATGTGTCTATTTTCATTAAAACAATTCTATCTTGACTTCTAATCCATAATTCCATTATTCATTACCTCCTACTTTATAATGCTTTCTATAATAAATATAACTACATAACCTATAATCATAAATAAACTTAAAATATATAATTCTTTACATAAATTAGGTTGTCTATTCCACCATTTTTTCATCTAATCATCCTTTACTACCTCACTTAGTTTTTGTAAGTCTACTGGTTGATTTTTATATATTTGTTCTATCAATTGTAATTTTTTTTCACGTTTTGTTAAAAATCTATTTTCATAGATCAATTTATAAATATAATTTTCAACTGCATTCTTTTTTTCTAATACATTTGTTATTGTTTCATAAT